GGGTGAAATAGAAAGTGCTACACTCGTGAAATCGGTGCGTTGTCCGTTACCATTTGTAATCACTGGAACTAAGTTAGCTACTAACATAGAGTTTGCTAAAAAAGATAATAACTTACTGAATAAGACACCTTTAGTGTGGTTGCTTGAAAATCATAGTGAAACACTTTATGGTGCAGATTCACCAGTAGAAAGGGATATGGAAATGACTGTATTATTCCTTGATGAAACTGATGTATTGAACTATTACACTAAAGACCATAGACTTCAAGTATCTGAACCAATGATTGCTTTGCAAGAAGAATTTGAGAAAGCAATAAATAAATTTTCACTTTATAAGCGTTTAGAGAGGTTTAATCGAAAAGTTTTTAGTAGATTTGGAACTGAAACAGAAAATGGTATGTATAAAAACATACTTGATGCTAATTTAAGTGGTATTATTATTACCTATACTGTTTCAAAATATAAAGATGCTTGTAAATGTTAGTTTGAAGCGTTAGAGCCGAGATAATCACTCTACAAAACGAAAACCCAACGTAGCGTAGAATGAATTATTGTAAACTTTAAACCTAAAAACAAACAAAAATGGAAATGACTCCAGAACAAGTAATTGAGAAAGTAAACTCAATTGTTGCTGAAAAAACAGCAAATTCCGTTTCTAAAACAGACTTAGAAGCGTTGAAAAATCAATTAACAGACTTAGAAGGTAAATCTGACAACTCCGAAGTTAAATCTGCAATTGCAAAATTGGAAGGTTTAGTAGAAGGTATGAAAGAAGAAAAAACTTCTAAAAATGTTAGTTTGAAATCTATCGGACAAGCTATCGCTGATGCTTATTCTGATTCTATCGACAAAATCAAAGACATCGCTGAAAAAGGTGGTTTGATGAACCTTGATGTGAAAGCAGTAGGTACAATGTCAATCACGAACAACTACTCTGGTGGTACAGTTGCTTTATCGCAATTAGAAGCAGGGGTTACTCGTATTGCTCGTAGAATGCCTTTCTTGCGTTCTTTAGTTAATGCTTCTGGCACAACTTCTAAGTATATCACTTATATCCAATCTAACGGACAAGAAGGTGGTGCTGATATGACGGCAGAGGGTGCTTTGAAATCACAAGCTGACTTCAATGTAGTTGAAACTTCTGTAGCAGTTAAGAAAGTTACAGCATGGATTAAAGTATCTAAAGAAATGATTGCTGATTTACCTTTCATGCGTAATGAAATCAACAATGAGTTGATGGAAATCGTTGAATTGAAATTAGATTCTCAAATCCTTTCTGGTGATGGTACTGGAGATAACTTAACTGGTATCTTAACTAACGCTGTTGCTTGGGCGGCTGGTAACTTTGCTTTACAGTATGTTACTCCAAATGAGTTTGATGTATTGTCTGTTGCAATCGCGCAAATTCAAACTGGATTGTTTAATGCTAACTATATTGTTCTTCACCCAGAGGATGCAGTTAAAATGCAATTAAATAAAACTACTACTGGTGAATATACTTACGCAATGCAATATGTTGATGCTAACGGAGTTACTAGAGTTAAAGGTATTCCAGTTATCGAAAACGTTGGTATGACTGCAGGAACTTTCTTAGTTGGTGACTTTACTAAATCTAACTTACGTATCAGAGAGGATTTAAATATCCAAGTTGGTTATGTAAATGATGACTTCACTAAAAACTTAATGACAATCTTGTGTGAAGCACGTGCTGTACATTATGTGAAATCTAATCACTACAATGCTTTTGTTAAAGGAACTTTCTCTACTGCAAAAACTGCATTATTAAAACCTTAATTTGAACGGGGAGGGTAACTCCCCTTCTTTTTTCTAACCTTTAAAACAATAAAAATATGTCATTAGGATGTAAATGTGATTCTGGATTATCAAATACTGGTAAACCAAACTGTGTAACGATTCAATCCGTTACTTCAAAACTTATCTTAGTTCCATTGAAAGATTCAACTGGCGCTAAAAACTCTTTAGATTTAACAGCTACTTTTACCGAAGCTACTTTTACAGCTTTAGCTAATCAAGCTGATGCTTCTAAAAGATGGTTTCCACTTCCACAATTTGAAAATGTTGAACTAGCTAAGGCTGATTCTACATTTGAGGAAGCACCATCTGGACGTAAAGTATTTATCAAACAAGGTAAACGTTCTTTTGCAGGTCAATTATGGAATGAAACACCACAATTATTAGGTAAAATTCAAGACAATCGTTGTGTTGATTTTGGTGTTTATATCGTTGACGTTAACGGAAACTTAGTTGGTTCTAAAGTTGGTGATAAGTTATACCCAATTCCAGTAGATAATGAGTCTTTTGAAGCGAAATTAATGTTTGCTACAGATTCAGCTACTCAAAAAATCATGGTAGGATTTGACTTCTACAGATTGTTTGATGAGTCTACAATGTGGTTATTAACTCCAAACGATACAACTGACTTGTATGACTTTAATAATCTTGAAGGATTGTTGGATGTTTCTTTAGCTAAAACTTCTGCTTCTCAAACTACTCTTGTTGTTACTGGAGTTCTTGATTACGGTACTGCTAAAAACAGAATTAAAGTTCTTGGACTTGTTCAAGCTGACTTTACTCTTAAAAACACAGCTACTGGTGCTGCAATCACCTTGTTAACTTGTGTTGCTACTGAAAACAGTTACGCATTAACATTCGCTTCACAAACTGCTTCATTGCCAGTTACGTTGTCGGTTGCTAAAAATGGATATGTTGGAACATTATCTACTACTTTAGTATAGTATTTAAGTAAACATTTAAGGAAGGGGTACATTAATTTGTACCTCTTTTTTTTTACCTTTGAATTATGAAAGACCTTTTTGCTAAAACTGACATAAACAAAGTACTAAATAAGGCAAAGTCTTTAGGTGGTTACAATCAAAGTTTGTGGGTAAAGTGTTTCGATGTTGAGTTTAGAAATAAGATTATAAAATGGGTTCAAGAATACCAATTTGAAAAAGGACTTGATATAGATGGAAATATAATTGGTAGATACTCAAAACGTACAGAACAAATTAATCCAGACAAAGTAAAAGGAACACCATTTACACTATATGACTCTGGAGAGTTTTATCGTTCTATGTTTGTTTCTGTATTTTTAGATTCAATAGAAATTGAAGGTGATGTAAGCAAATTTGAGAAGTCTAAGTGGTATGACGACCGAATACTTGGAATGACGGAAGATACACTTGCGTTATTTAAAGAAGAAATGAAAGAAAAATATATAAAGAATGTCAGAGAAATATTATCAATCAATTGAAGAAATACCATTGTTTAATTGGCAAAAATGCCTTGAAGGTGATGTAAAGTACGTTAATTTAGAAACTAAAGAGGATTCTGGTAATCAAGAAGCATTTAATAAGTTATACGACTCTTTTTTACAGAAGCGTGGTGTAAACAAAGAATATAAGAAGTATTTGGATATTCTAAAAAAGAAAGCAATGCTTCAATGTGAGTTTTTAATCACAAAAGACAATTTCAAGTTAACACAAATAGAAATAGAAGATGCTAAAATTGTATCTTTACAAAAGGGTTCGGAAGAAGGGTTAAGTATTGATAAAACATTGATATACTTAGGGAAATGGTTAGGTTATAGATTAGATTGGAAAATTATCTCTGTATCAGAGTTTTATTCGATACTAGAAGAATACGAAAAACAAAGTAATATTAGTTGATATGAGTAATAAGATTAAAAGTGATGATATATTTGATAGTGGTATATTTGATATATTAACAACTGGCGCTGAAGAAGCGCAAAAGAAAATAGCGTTATTAAATGCTGAACTTACAAAAGTTGGAACTTCTTTTAAATCAGAGTTAGGTGGTAGCAAACCTACTACTATTAAGGAAATAGAATCCTTAATTTCTAAAACAAAGGAATTAACTGATGCAGTAGATAAACAAACTAAGGTAAATGCTCAACAAGCTGAATTAAATAAAAGAAATCGTTTAGATGAAATAAGATTACAACAAGCACGTGAAAAGGCAGTTGATGATTTTAATAGAAAAGAACAAAAAGAAAACGAAAGAGCTACTAAAGAAACTGAAAAAAGATTAAAAAACGAACGAGATTTAGCAGATTCCTATAAGCAACTTACAATAAACACTCGTGATTTAAAGAACGAAAGTAAAAGATTAGGTGCTGAAATGCTTGAACTTGAAAAACAAGGCAAGAAAAACTCAGCAGAATACTATAAGCTAAGCAGACAATATAAAGAAACTACTAAGTCAGCAGTCGAAGGTGATAAAGCACTTAAAAAACTTGATAGTACAGTAGGAGACAACTTCCGTAATGTAGGTAACTATCAAAAGGCTATTGGTGGATTGAAAAACGCTTTAATGCAGTTAGGATTAGCATTTGGAGTATTTGATGGTATTAGATATTTATTAGATACTCAAGTCAAGTTAGACTCATTAAATTTATCTTTAAAAAATGTATCTGGAACAACAGAAGAATATAATAAAAACTTTGCGTTTTTAACTGGATTAGCTAAGGCTTATGGTCAAGATTTATTAATACTTATAGATACATACAAGAACTTTATTGCGTCCTCTGAATCATCTAGCTTAAGTCTTTTACAGCGTAAAAAGATTTACGAAAGTATAATTAAAGCAGGTTCTGCATTGGCTTTGTCTAATCAAGATGTGGAAGGTTCTTTACGTGCAATATCTCAAATGTTCTCTAAAGGTACAGTTTCATCTGAGGAATTAAGACAACAGTTAGGTGAGAGATTGCCTGGGGCTTTTAAAATAATGGCTCAATCAATGGGTGTTACCGAGATTGAATTAAATAAAATGCTTAAAAACGGTCAAGTATTAGCAGATGATGTACTTCCTGCATTTGCACGTGCTTATGAAGTTTCTTTTGGTGAACAAGCGAAAGAAAGACTACAAACAATGGGCGGTGCTTTTAACAACTTGAAAACCAATATTATACTATATTTTGATTCATTACAAAAATCATTTAACATAAATAAAAGTTTTGCATTTGTTATAAATACTGTTGCGAATAATATAAAGGTTTTTATTGATGGTATAACACAATTAGTTAGAGTTTTTGTTTTATACAAAACTTCAATGATAGCATTATCTTTTATTGAAAAAAGTAGAAATAAAGGATTATTGGAAGCGATTGCTAATACTGTAGGACTTTCTTTTGCTACTGATAAAGCTGAAGCTAGTGCTACTAAGTTAGGTAGAGCATTTAAGGGTGTCGGGAAAGCGTTACAAGCACTTTCTGTTGCTGTAATAGCAGAAATATCTTTCTACTTATATAAATCACTTTCTGGGGCAGTTTCTGTAGAAGATAAAATAAATAGATTGTCTAAGCAAACTGAAATAGGGTTGAAAAATACTTCTACGTTTATAAATAATATGTATAAAAAGTCAAATGAAGAAATGGCTAAGAATACTAAATTGTTTAAAGACAAGCAGATAACTAAAGAAGAATTATTAAAAAGAGAAGCTAAAATAAACGAAAACAATTTAAAGACAGCACAAACATATTTAATAAATATAAAAGATAGACAAAAACAATTAATTGAAGATAGAAAAAAATTAGTTCCAGATTTAAATTCGACAAGTTTATATATTGGCGGTCAAACTACACAAGCAATAGGTAAAAAATACAATATTGAAGCTGATACATGGGATTTAGGAAGGTTAAGGACTGATAAGGTATATAATCAATTAACAGCGTCTTTACAGTCTTTATATGAACAAGAAAAGGCAGTTAACTCTGAAATACAAGAATTAGGAAGGTCAATGAAAAAAGTTAAAGCTGACGCACCTAACAAAACTTATGCTGAACAAGATAAGTTACTTAGAGATTTAAATACTGAATATAAAACTACAAATGAGTATTTATCAAGGCATTTAGAATTAATGATTGAAATAACTCAACATACAGCAGATAGGGATGCTGTAAAGGCACAAGAGGAATATAATAAAGAATTAGAAAAACAACAAAAGATACTTGAAAATACTGGTGATTACAGTATTGGTTCGCTTTATTATGCTTCAGAAGAAGAGAAATCTAAAATGATGATGGCAGAACAAAATCAATTTGATTCTAAAAAACTTTTAAGAGAAAAAGATTATAAGGAAAAATACGATGAGTTAAATGCGAGTCTCGAGGAAGAAAAAGAGAAAAAAGTTAAGAACGCAGAAGATATAGAAAAAATAATTGCTTTAAAAAGAAAAAATGCAGAAGCAGTAAGAAAAAACAAAACTTCTTCAGCTAGTGCAAGGCAAAATGCTGAGGATGATTTAAGATGGGCTACTATGCAGGAAAACGATTTAGCTGTTAAAAAGATTGAAATTGAAAATAATTATCAAGCTGAAAAAAAACATATTGAAGAACAAGCTAAAAAAGAACGTAGAGATTTAGATGAAGAAGAATTAAATCAAATAAAAATACTTGGTGATAAAAAAGCAGATATTGAAAAACAAATAAATGAAAAAATAGCTAAAGACCAAGATGAGTTTGAGTTGAAAAAAGCAGAAATGCGATTAGATCGAATTAAAAAAACAGCTGAATCTGTAAACACATTAATTCAAAAATCACTTGAACACTATATCAACATGGCAGAACGTAGAATTGATATGCTAGATAAACGTATGGATAGGATGTCAACACAAGCTGACTTCTTACGTGAAAAAGCAGTAGCAGGAAACATTCAAGCACAAGAATCACTTGCTGTAATAGACAAACAACAAATAGACGCACAAAAAGAAAGAATTAACGAGCAAAGGTCAATACAAAGACTTCAAATGGCTATGACTGTATTTCAAGCGTACTCTAATAATATTCAGAATGCTAAGGTTGGTGAAAATCCATTTACAAAAACACTTACTGATATTACTTTATTAAATCAAGTTATAAATTCACTACCTACATTTATTGATGGTACAGAAACAAATATTGCTAGTGCTTTAGGTAAACCACAATTACAAGGTCAAGATGGATATATTGTTCGTGTAGATGGTTCAGAAAAAGTACTTAATCCACAACTTTCAGCAATGACTGGTAACATGACTACAATGGAAATTGCTAAATTAGCAGAGGATTTCCGTAGAGGTGATATTATGCGTAAAGGTGAAGGTGCAATGCAATTAAATGTTGGTTCATGGGGAACGGATATGATTGTATCTAAATTAGAATCTTTAGAGCAAACAATTAAAAACAAACCAGAAAATCAAGTAGAAGTAGCTGAAATATTAAATGGTGTAATGCACATTGTAGAAACTAAGAAGTCTGGCAATACAAAAGTTCGTAACATTTCAAGATTCTCTTAAATAAAATATTATGAAGCATAAAATAAAAGGACAAGAAATATCTCCAGACAATAGATTCGATATTGGTGTTTCTATTGATTTTGATGCACGTGTAGACCAACAAAAGATGACTACTGATACAGTTGTACTTTCAAGGGAAGGTAATAAGATTGTAAAAGACCATATTAGTCAAGGTAAGCTATTAGAAGGAATACCTTATGAAATTGAGTTTGCACAACAATCTATTGAATACTTTATAGACTTAACTAGTGAATTAAAGATATACGACAACAAAGTACACGTTACACTTAAAAACTATTTAGGACACGACCAATTCTTTGATAAAGCAGAGACTTTAATATGGGATTTAGTTGATTTATCGAATCCAATTACAGCAATTGATATAAAGTATCAGATATTGCCACAAGATGCAAATGCACGTGCTTTAATGGCTTCTTTAGGACTATTCACTATATCAATGACTATTGCACAACAAGCTAAAGAAGTAAGAGATAGAGCAATAAGTCTTGCATGGTCGTGGCAACCTTTATATGGAATTTCTGCAGTAGGACCAGTTGTTGTTGCAGATTATAAAAGTGTTGCTATAAACGCACTTAAATTAGTTGCCTCAATAGCTTTTACGGCAATATTATTATATCAAGCAACTGTATTAGGACTTGAAATATATAGATTACTAAATCCACCTTTAAATACATTAAAAGCAAGTAAAGTAATAGACTTACTTAAAAAAGGTTGTAATCACTTAGGTTTTAAATTCCAATCTTCAATTTTAGAAGGAGAATATGCAGACATGGTAATACTTCCAATCCCACAAAACAGAACAAATGTAAAGTGGTATGATGTATTCTCTGGTGATTTTGGAACTGGATTAAACAAAGCGTTTCCACAAGCAAGTGATACAGTTGGTACTTTAGGTAGTTTAATATACGCGATGGAGAATATGTTTAATGCTAAGACTAAAGTTCAAAATGGTATTGTACAATTAGAACGATGGGATTATTGGAAAGTTAATGCTAACCAACAATTATCTTCATCTTTAGTAGTTCAAGCAGACAGAGTAAATATGTTTGAGTATGATTTTAGTAAACTATTCAAAAGATATTACATACATTATTTAACTGACTATTCGGATTACAATACGCTTGATGCTTTTGAGAATAACTTAGCAGAATATTCATTAGACACAACAAAACCTACAGACCCTAAATTAAACCTTATAAAAGGACTTCAAGAAAAAACGATACCATTTGCTCTCGCTAAGAGAAAAGATAAGCTAACGTGGTTAGAAAAGCAATTCTTAGGGTTATATAAAGCTATTGACAAACTATCACTTGGTAAAACTGGACTTGTAGCTAAGAAAAACAAATATGGAGCAATACAGATTACAGACCCATTCTTTTCAACTACTAAAATATTTATGTGGGATAAAGCATTTGGCGCTAGAGAAAATCAAGAAGTACTTAAACCTACATACCTTTGGGATAAGTTCCACTACATTAATAATCCAGAAGTATATCAATACATAATCAAAAGAGGTGTTAAAATAAAGATAACTAGCACTGAATTTGTAAGTGTTTTAAATAAAAACTTTGTCCTTATTGATGGTAAACTATGTGAAATTACTAAGCTAGATTATTTTGATGAGAAAAATTATGCTGTAATTGACTACAAAGAACCTTACAATGTGTTTACAAATCAATTTAAGTTAACAAAAATATATTAAATTTGTTCTATGAATACAGATACTCTAGTACAACTTTCTAAAGAATTAGAAGTTATAACCAAAGAAGCTAAAGATAAGTTTGAATTAATGGCACTTAGCAATGAAATGAGTGACGAATACAAGTCAGTTATCGAAAGAGCAAAGGAAATGTGTTCCGAATTGCAAGTGGCAATGGAGAGTAAGGATATTAATAAAATGAATAAAATATTAGAAGATGCCAATAAAATTAGTATCTAAGTCATACACAGACATTTATGGTAACTCTAGTAGCAACTATAAAGCAAATGCAGGAGATAAAATAGTAACTAAGCTAACGATAAGTTCTGATATTTACGTTCGTTCTGGAAGTCAAAACACAATGTCTTTTGATAAGTTCGATGGTGTTCTTAAACAAACCCAAGGAGATTTCGTAGAATTAGGGTTTAGAAAAGGAATGGCTTTAAATTGGATTACAATAAATGAATCTAATGTTGTTCAAAATACATATTCAGCGACAATTGATGATGTTTACCCATTATACATGGTTATTTCTGATGCGTCTTTACCGAATATAAATAACACTAGTACAAGTAGTTACATTTGGGCGTTGTATTCTAATTCTACTCATGACGAGATTAATCTAAGTTTAAACTTTACAGACATTGAAAACCCTACTTCTACACCAGATAGTTTAATTGATGGTGAGGTTAGCAAGTTTTCTTATCAAGGACTTACAGCATTGTCTGTTGGTTCTACAGCTAATTTAACTCAATTAGGCAAGAAATCAGGACAATTTGCAATAACAAATACTACTATTAAGCGTTTAGCTGATTCTACTAACGTATATGTAACTGGTAGAAGTGTTAGAAACTATGAAGTATCATTTACTACGATATTCTCTGGAATGTTGTTTGAGGATATGTTTATCGGTAATAAATGCCTTAAACAATTTGCTCAATTAGATTTTAGAGTAGTTTCATCTGAAACAATTAAACCTACTACAATATCAATAGATGATGAATGTGATACTGGATGGTTTAATGAAGCGTATAACACAGAGATACCAAAAGTATTGTCAGCTAGTAGTGATGTAACTACATTGTATTATAATGACGTAACAAATGTTACAGTTACAATACAAGTTAAAGGTACTACTACTACACACCTTGAAATAGGTGGTGCTTATGAAACTTTTGACGATACTTATAACTTAAATAAATCTGAAAATCAAAGTGATAAATTATTTTTATTAAAAACTGGATTAATTAATGCTTCAAGTATTGGTACGTTTGATTCTTCTGGAAGTACACCATATAGAATAGAATTAAATAGTTTTTCTTACGTTGATTCTGGTGGAAATAGAACTTTTACAGTTGAATTTTCATTTGTACCATCAACATTTGGAACATTTATTGAAGGTAGAGGAGATTCTGACAGACTATTTTATTTATGGTTAAAAGCTGAAAACTATAATTATTTAATTTTTGGTGATAATTTAGAATATAAATATGAAATAGGAGTAGAAATAACCCCAGATTTATCAACTGTATTTAATCACTCTTATAACTTAGATTATTCAGACCTTACAACACCTACTCAATGTAACGATATAAACATAGAGGATGATTTAGGATTTATAGCAGACTTTGAATTATTTGGCACAGATGAAAATTCACTTGTAAAATCAAGTATAGTTGTTAAAAATTCTAGTACTGATTTTGAATTTGTATTAGATTCTATTGAATTTGACATATCACAACAAGATTTAAATTATTTTATAAATCAAACTATTACTTTAAATAATAATTTACCTCAAAGTTCTGAAAAGAAAATAGCATATTTAATTCCGAAAATAGGAGAAGGAAGATTATTTAGATTATATTACCCATTTATAATTAATTGGACTTACTGGCAACAATTAGTAAATACACACCCTTATTTTACTTCTCAAAATATTAGCAATAATGACTGGTTTAATTTCCAAGTATCTCCATGGTCGTTAAAAATAAAAACAGAGATTGTTCGTAATGATAAAACTGATTGGTTTTATAAAGATATTTCAATTAAAGATTACGATGATAGCACAGTAGTATCTAATATTCAGATATTTGAGTATAGTACAATGAATGAACTTACTCAATTAAAACAAGACGTTCAAATACTTATTAGAGCAACACATACTTCTCCTTCCGTATGGGCTACAGATGTTTACGGACAAATAACTATCGAACCTAAAGAAAGTTCACCACGATGGGTAATGTCAACTGAAATAGACACTAATACAGACAATGTAAATCCTTTGTATGGTATTAACGATAATAAACTAACAACTAGTGGACTTGGAACGAATACAATTGTATTTGAATGTTTATTAGATATGACTAAATTATCTTCTTTTAATTTTTGTATTACTTCAAAAATAAGTGATGATTCAGCACAAGGTGGAGATTTATTTATTTATACGACTGGAATTGGAGTTTCTAACACAAATAGTATTAATTTTATAACAGCATAATAAAGATATGAGTGAACAATTAAAACAGCAAACATTATATAATGTTTCAGAAGCAAATACTAAGAACCTTATTTGGGTTGATGTTTACGTAAGTGGTACAGAAGGTTCGGCAGGAACTTACGCTTCGCGTAGAATGACTAAGGCACAATTGATTGCTTTTCTTAATAGTAATTTAAGTGTTGCATGGTCTACAATAACTAGTAAACCTACAACTTTAAGTGGTTATGGTATTACAGATGCTGTAGATGGTAGTGGAACAACTGACTACGTTCCTAAATGGAGTGATTCTAATACTCTTACTGATTCATCTATTAGAGAAACTAGCGGTGATGTAGGTGTAAATGTTGCTCCTGATTCTGCAGTTAGATTTAAAATAAAAGAAACTAGCAAAGCCGCAACTCTTAGGTCAGAAAATACATGGACTTCTGCAACTGGAAATACAACTACTGGTTCGTTTCAAAATGATGCTATAACTACTTCAGGTAATAGCTATGGTGTTAATACACTTGTGACTGGTAGTTCAATTGAAAATATAGGTGTACAAGGTAGAGCGCAAGGAAGTGGTAGTTCAAATAGTATAGGTGGAGAATTTAGTGCTGAAGGAACTACTGCAAATAAATATGCAGTTAGATTGCTTGATGGAACGCAAGGAGTTGGTAAAGTACTTAAATGTGTAGATACTGATGGTAAGGCAAATTGGGGTTATATTACACCTACAGTTCAAACAGTTACTAGTTCAGCTACAGTTACTCCTACATCTACAAATGATTTAGTAACTATTACAGCACAAGCTTCAGCACTTACACTTGCTAATCCTACTGGTACATTCGTAGAAGGTCAATCGTTAATGATTAGAATAAAAGATAATGGTACAGCTAGAGCAATTACTTTTGGTGCTGACTATAGAGCAATTGGAATAACTTTACCTACTACTACTGTGATAAGTAAAACAATGTATCTTGGAATTATTTACAATTCTACGGATGGTAAATTTGATATTTTAGGTTTAAATCAGCAAGCATAATGTACTATTATAAATTAATAAGTTCGATGTTAAAAGCTACAGTGAGTACATTACTTACTGGGCTTTACGCTGTATATAAAGGTGAATCTAATGCAAATGATGCTTTAGGTGTTTACAACGGAACAGCACAAGGCGGATTAACTTATACTGCTGGAAAGAGTGGTAATGCTTTTGTTTTTAATGGTACGAATGCTTATGTAAGTTTACCTAATACATCAGGGGAGTTTAATTTTAACAGTGATTTTACTGTATCTACATGGTTTAGAAGTAGTAGCTTATCAGCTTCAAGGTATTTTATTAATAATTACCAAAATAATGGTAGTTTTTGGGGTTATGGTTGGAGTTTCTTCTATTCAAGTTCTCTTGGCTTTGTATTTCAATTAAACAATGGTGCTGTAAATAATCAAGTTAATTTTCAAAGTTCATATTCCCCTAATGTTTGGTATCATGTCGTTGTAGTAAGAACAATGGGACAAAAGACCAAAATATATGTAAATGGAGTGGATACTCCAGCTACACAATCTGGAAGTGTAAGTACTGCCGCTGGTTATATTGCAAATCAAAAAATGGATTTAGGTGGTTATTCGCCTCTTAATTTATATGCGTTGTGTGACCTTGATGAAGTTAATATGTGGAGCAGAGCATTAACAGCAACAGAGGTAACTGAATTATATAACACTGGAACAGGCAAATTTTATCCTTATTGATTATGATTAAAGTAAGAGAATTAACAGAACAACAAAAAGACATTTTAATAGGTCAAGTTTGGGGATTTCAAGGTCAACTTTTTAATCCACAAACAGATGCAGACGGAAAATGGTTTATTTCAAACGAAGAAGTAAACGGATGTACACTAACACAAGCGCAGTTAATCGGTTGTGATTCATGGTTGCTTACACTTCCTGAAATAGACTATAATCCAGTAGTAACTGAAATGCCTATATAATGAAAGTATTTATAAAAGGTAATTTCTTTATTTATGTCGATTCAAACAATTTAGTTTGGACTGATAACTGCGAAAATGCGTTAGTATATAAAAATAGTACGACATCTACTACTTACAATATATTACTAAAATCTTCTAACGCAAGGTTTACGGATATACCTTTTGCAAGTATTAACGATGAAACTAACACTCCATACGCAACGCAAGATATATTTGAAGAATATATTTACGAAAATACTGGTGTAAGGTTTCAACAGCCTTTAATTGAACTAGACGACTTAAACGATGTTGTTGTTTCAGCACCTTCTAACGGACAAGTTTTGGTTTACAATAGTACTACTTCAAAGTGGGAAAATGAAACAAGTTCAGCTACTGGTGGAGACATGACTAAGGCTGTTTATGATACAGATAATGATGGTGTTGTTGATAGTTCAGAAAAGTTAGAATTTATCGGTAAAAACTCAACTGGAGTAACTATCGGTAAAACTAAGGTAGTTTATATTAGTGGTGCTACTGGACAAAAACCTAATATTACACTAGCAGATGCAAGTTTAGAGATTACGTCAAGTAAAACTATTGGTATAACTAGAAATTCAATTGCTCACAATACAGATGGCTACGTTATTACTCATGGAACAATACATGACATAAACACTTCTGGATTTGCAGATGGTGATGCTTTATGGTTATCCGAAACAGCAGGAGAAATTGTAAATGTTGTACCTAACGAACCAGCACACTCTGTATTTATTGGATATGTTGCTTATGCTCACCCATCGGCTGGTAAAATCATTCTTCATATTCAAAATGGGTATGAATTAAATGAATTACATGGGGTTAAAATCACAAGCGAAGCAGATAAAGACATAGTTTATTATAACAATTCAACTGGATTATGGGAAAACGCTACTATTTCAGAGGTTTTAGGTTACACTCCTTCACAAAATAAT